CTATCTGTTGGAAATTTACATCAAATGATGATTGTATTATTGAAAACTCTAGTGTCCTTGATGGAGATTTATAATCACCTGACCATGATACCTTGTCTACTATGTCAGTTATGTCATATATACTTCCGTTTTTTATGTGTACCCAAATCTTAATAATAAAAAATCACCTGCCTTTTCATTTAATTCTATAAGCAGTTATTTATAACTTATTATCTATAATAGTTATTGTTTTGGAGTTACTTTTGGTATCTTTATTCTTTTATACTCTTTTAAATCTAATGTAAAATATACATCTCGAGTCCCATCTCTTTCTTCATAACTAAACCCTTCAATTATGACTTCCATATTTATATTTGTTTCCGTAATTGTAAATCTTAATATAAAACCTTCCTTCATCCATTTTTCTATCTTATTTACACAATCATATGGTGATGGAAAACCTGTATAGTCACAGAAAGTGTAGTCTTTATTTGGAAAAAAACTTGATATTGAAATGCTTTTAAGAGCTACACCACCAAAAGTTGCTATTTCACCTATTTTGAGTATACTAGAAGAGTTTACAGCAGCTTTTCCATTAATACTAAAGGAAGATGGAAATACTGGAAATCTAAATCTATCTTCTGCTTGTCTAAGCCACATTTCCACTATAATACACCTCCCAATTGTGCCATTTTTATACTTGAAACTAATTTTGATGTAACTTTTTCTATATCAGCTTCTTCTCTAATTACTATTGTATCAGCTAACTTGGCTATACTTATATTTCCACCATTTTTTCCACTTCTATATTGATTTGCTTCTTGTTTAGTTAAAACCATTTCACCCTCATGAAGCCTTGTTGGGTAATCATTATAAGGAACATAGTTTAATCCAAAGGCGTTACTTCCAGATTTGCTTGTACCTGCATTCCAATCATCAATTATAGATCTAACTGTCTCAATAATTGGATTTTTATTAATTTTTTCAACTAAATTTTGCCACCATTTACAAACATCTTTTATAATATTGCATATATCATTAAATAGATTAAAAAGACCTCCTAAAACTGGTTCTACAATAATCCAAGCATCCTCTAAAAGTGGTCCTATTGTTGCCCAAACTGTCTCCCAGATAACACCTAGTGTCTCTATAAAGTTATTTATTTGAGGGGCATATTCACCTAAAAAAGTAAAAATTCTTGTGATAATAGGACTAACAGCTTCAACTACAGGTCCGATTAGTTGGAATGCTGTAGTTACTATTGTACCAAATATACTTATTAATCCTTGTGCAATTGGTGATTTATTGTTTATACTATCTAGTAAATTATTTACTAAGTTTACTACTGGAAGTAATGAATCTATTAATGCTGTAAAATCGATATTTTGTAATAGTGTACTTCCTGCGTTAACAATTGCTTTTGGTGCATTCCCTATCATTGTTGCTGCATGATTTTCAAAACGTTCTTGCTTATTTTCAACCATCATTTTACGCTTTTCAGCCTCATTAGAAATTCGATATTGAGTAGAATCAGAAAACTCTTTTCCATTTTTTACACTTCTAGATTGCATCTGGTCATATTTGTTGCCAATAATTATCTTACCATTCATTACATTGCCTATTTTACCAGCCATTCTTTCAGATAATCCAGCTAAATTGCCTAATCCACTTTCTATAAAAGTTTTTATTTTCTTTAGTCCTTGACCTAAAATATCATCAAAAGGTTTAACAATACTCTTCAAACCATTGTTAATGCTTGTTTGAGCTCCTGATATTATACCTGGTATTGTATTACTCATTTCTTTAGCTAACCCCATCTGCTTTACACTTATACCTTCCAATGCTTCATCAAAAGTTTTATAGTTTTCTCCTACCAGAGTATTAAGAGATTCCATATTTCCTTTTGCTGCACTTAAGAAAGCTGCTGATACATCTTGTTCACTACTTGTATTCATATTTAAAGCTCTAACATCCACCATAGCCTGAGTTATATCTTTTTCTTTTTTACCACCAGTAATATTACTAATCATTTTAGCTTTAGTTCCCATTGCAACAACATCTTCAGGGTCAAAAGGCGTATCATTTGCCATTCTTACTAAACTGCCATAATAATCATCAACTTCTCTTTGATTAACTTTTCCAGTATTTCTTTTCATTACACTTTCTAGAACAACTTTCTGATTTTGTTCCTGACCAAGTAAATCAACACCCTTTTTCACAGCGACACCTATAGTAGCACCATTTGTCAAATCAGATATCTTCCCTTTTATCGAACCAAGTATTCCACTTGCCATATCCTTTACAGCTATTGCACCACTCCATACCTTACCTGCAAATAATCTCAATTTGGGAAATACTTTACTTATAATTCCACTTGCCATATCTTTTATAGCTATTACACCACTCCAAAAAGTATTTTTAAACAACATTAACTTAGGCAAAATTCTACCCATAGCACTACTCACCATATCTTTAAGATTAATACTTCCTTGATAAGGACGTTTCTCTACTTGTTTTAATTTTCCCAAGATACTACTTATAACTCTCTTAGTCATATCTTTTGCTTTTATTACAATCTTCCAAACCTTGCCACCAATCTTTTTTAAATTTCCAAGTAATTTATTTTTAGTTTTTTCTATTTCATCACTTTTAGCTTTAAATATTAATATAATCATAATATTTGAATTAAACTCATTTTTCTTTTGAATCAACTTATTAAAATAATCAATAATCATAGCTATAGTTATTGCTAGTCTCATAATACTTCCATTTAAACTTCCAATCACTCCTGAAACAGCATTTATGCTAGAACTTAATTTTGTCATAGTTGAACTTACACTACTAGCAGTAGTTTGAACTTTTCTTAACGAAGAATTTAAACTATTTACCCTACTACTTGCACTTCCAATAGAATTTTTTATGCTACTAGCCATTACATTAGTGGAAAGTGAAACAGCCACAGTTGCTCTCCTAAAATTATCAGTTACTGATATAATTTGATTCATTTTTGGTGTGTAATTATCTGTAAGATACATATTTATACCTTCTTCTCTCACATTTCCCATTACATACCACCTCCTGTCAAAGGACACATTCCATATCCATGTTTCATTTTTTCAACTTCTTCCTCAATTTCTAAGGCGAAAAAAGCTTCAATAAGCTTTAATTCGCCTTTATCCATTGCATAAAAAAGGGACGGTCTTATACCTTTTTTCTTCCAATAATAGTACATTATTGTAGTCCTGGTATCCGTCCCTATTAGTTTTTTACCTCTTCTATCACTGCATTTTTACCATAGCCCATAACATCTTGAAGTATTCTATATAAGTTGGTAATTTCACCTGGTAATAATAATTTTCTTGCTAATTCTTTTGGTGTTGGAGCCTTAAATTTATCCATTAGCTCCTTATTTTTAAATAAAAGCTTTCCATCTAAATCACAAACACCTTCTATAATTGTAAGCATCTGCATTTCCGGCAAGTCTATATCCGTTTTCATATTTTCATCAATTTTAAGACAAGTATTTTGTATTTCTTCATCTTTACTTATTGTTAAAGCTCTACACATTACTTTAAATTCCTGCCCAAATATAGTTGATAATCTCTTAAGTTCAACTATAGTACTCGGTCTTTCTAAGTTTTCTGTATCTGAATTTAAAAGTAAATCTACTATGTTTATATTTTCTGATAATCCATTTTCACTCATTATTATTTGCTCCTTTATCAATCAAATTCAATCAACTAACTTTTTTACTTATTAACTATCTGAATTTATTAAGTATATATTTACTAAATATCAGTATAAAACCAAATATAAAACTAAATTATATCAAGAAAATCATACTCAGTAAATGTGAAAGGTGCTTCTATCTCTCCTTTTACGCCAACCTCCCAATCAGCTAAAGTTAAATCATCAAATGCTATATTCTTTACTGCTATTCTTTCTGCCCCATAAGAATCTGGGTCATTTAATTTTGATATAGCAACAAATCTAGGTTCAGAACCTCTCTTTATCTTTTCTCCAATTAACTTGTGCATTCTTGAACTAACATGGTATAGAGTTATTGAACCTTTTCCTTTGTATCCCATATATTTTGTATCAGTACCCATTTGACCTGCTATTATAATATCCTCTTTTGTAAATTCCATCTTTGCTTGAAATTTCTTTACTTCTGCTACTTTGTTTCCATCAAGCCAAAGTTCTCCCCAAGTACCACTCATTACATTTCTAGCTTCCATATTTGCCATATTAATAATCCTCCTATATTTCTATTGATAAATCTATATCTTCCATAGCATCAAGTACTTTTATTTTTGCTTTTAAAAATACTTTAGAACCTGTGTTAGCTTCTTTTATTTCTTGTAATGTCATATAAGATAAATCTACTCCTTTTGATTTTAAATACGATTTTTGTGCTTCAAAATCTATTTCAACAGTAGAATCAGATTCTATAAGTGCAGATTTTTCTAATTCTTCTAAATAACTTTTTATAGCTACTATCAATAAACATTTGTTGTCATAACTGTTAGTAACCTTTCCTATATAGTCATCTATTATCACCTTTCTTATGTCACTATGTATAATATCTAAAGTGTCAACTATTTTTATTTTCTGGAACATTTCTCCTTTTTCTTCTGTTAATTCAGTTAAAGAATTTACTCCTCTAGCAATTCTTATAGCTCCTGCTTCCTTAATAAGTATAAGCTCTCCTTTATTAACCCTTGATTCTGCATCAACTTTAGTCATCTTAGGTATATCGACTACATCAATAAGCTTAGTATAAGTTACTGATTGACTTAAAGGTGTACCTGCTATAAGCCCAGCCACCCTACTTGTAAACTCATCAACACTGTATTTCTTTTCTCCAACTAACACATCTTCTGTAGTAAAATTAATTATCCCTTCATGATTTCCTACAACTTTTCCTAATACAGCTTTAACCTTAACCTTATCTATATCTCTAAGTTTAATTATCCAATTTTTTATAGCAGTCTTATCAGCTTCTACTGCTTTTGGCATACATAGATAATTAAATTCCTTAGTCTCTAAAAAATCTAATGCAGTTTGAATATCTGAGTCTCCTTCTATTACATAAACTAATAATTTATTTGGAGTGTTAACATTTCCCATCAAAGCTAAATTTATATATTCTTTATTTTCAGCAGATAAATCAACTGGTATATCCTCTTTTTCATGTATTTCGTTAAGACCTAATGCCTTAGCGTCTTTAAGCACCATTGCAATTATTCCTCTAGCTGAACGTTCTTTAACAGTTGTAGCTAGCTCCTTAAATGATATGTTGATACTTGGTAATCCTATAGCCATACTATCACTCTCCTAAATTTAAATTGATTTCTTCCATATTTTCATATACTACATCTTCTTCATATACACTATCCAGATAGTTTAGTGTAACCGAAAAATTCAGTGCATAAATTGACTCTTCTTTTTTAATACTTTGTTCTAGCTTTGTTATATTTAATTTTCTGTCTGTTACCTTTATATTTCTGTTGAATAACTTATTTAATTCATCTGAAATTTCATACATTCTAATACTATTTGACTGTGGTTTTGGTAAGTATTTTATAGAAATAACAATATCTTTATTATTCGTATTTAACATTATAGGTGTACAAATAACTGATAGTATACTTACAAAAAAACAAGACCCTTCAGAGCCTTGCACACTTTCATCATCAATAAAAATACTTTCAGTAAAGTTTTTTTTGAGAATCTCAATAATTGTTTCTAATATTTCCTTGTATTTAAGCAAATAATCACCACACTATCACTAAATATTCTTGCTTAATCTGATAATCTTACTATAAATGGTATAAGCCATTTTTAAATATACATCTCATTTATTCCTGTCAAGTATCTTCTATATTTCTAGGTAATATTATTCTTTTCAATTTATCACCTCCTTCAATATGGATTTCTTTCACAATAACATTATCTCACATATTTTATTGCCTATTGTTGCAATGGTGTATATAAAGTGTTGTAAAATTGTCCTATTTTTTATAATATCTCACTCAGTTTAAATATCATCTTTTTCTTTAAATTGTAGCAAGATGTTCTATCTAAGTGTAGTTTCATAGAAATATATGTCATATTGTTTTTTGTCTTACTATTATAAAAAAGATTAAAAAATTCCATTTCTATATCATTTAGACATGTTAGAGCATTTTCTATCTTCTCTTTTTCTATTTCTATATCTTCTTTTTCCATTTTTAATTTTCTTAATCTTTCCTCTCTTTTTAATACCTCATTTTCCACAGAAGAACTTATGTTATATGTGTTACTAGTCTTTTCTGTATATACCATTGCTCCACATCCAGAGTATTCATTCTCACATCTTTTTATGTCCAAGTTAATATTCTTTATCTTTATATCCAAATACTTATAATTATGTAATCTTTTATCTGTTTCTTTAAATAATATATCTTTTTTGTTTTCCATAGTACTTCTCCTTTTTTATATAATTATTATTAGCTTCAAATTTACAATAATCTCTTTAGTGCACAATTTTTTACTAATCTCACAGCTTTCAAGAACATATTGTTCTATAACTGTATAAAAAAAACTTCTTCTATATTTTGTTCTAAAATACTAGAAATCTTCTTAGCCATAAGAAGTCCAGGATTTTTTATACCTCTTTCTATTTGAGATATATAGTCATTTGTAATTCCAGCCTTTCTGGCAAGTTGAATTTGTGTCATACCTTTGCATTTTCTATAATATTTCAAGTTATTTTTAAACATTGTTTTATACCTCCATTACTATTAAGAATATTTTGTTCTTCCATATTTAGATTATATAGAATTATTTGTTCTTTATCAATAGATTTTAGAAAAAAATATTCTTTTATATTTTATTAGTTTTATTTTTTAGAACAATTTGTTATAATCTATACATAAGGTGGTGTTATAATGTTTGCCAAAAGATTAAGAGAACTTAGAAAGGAATTTGGATTGACTCAAAGAGAACTTGGAGAAAAAGTAGGCGTTTCCCAAAGAGTCTTAGGGTACTATGAAACAGAAAACAGATTTCCTGATGAACACATTTTAAATAAATTGGCTGATGTATTTAATGTATCAGTTGATTACCTTCTTGGAAGAACCTTAGTTAAGGAAAATATTGATACAGTAGCTGCACATAGAAAAAATCCACATGAAGAGTTACCTGAAGAAGCACAAGAACAACTTAATGATTATATAGAATTTTTACTAAATAAATATAAAAAAAAATAAACCATATGATGAGCAGTCTATTTTTCTGCTCTTTTAATATAACTTAAAGGCAAACATACATTCTATTTTAGGGGGATTTTTATGAATAATTTGGATAAGCTTTTTGAATTAGCTTCTCAAGAAGAGATAATAATTCATTATACCACTTATATTGCAGGTGATTTAGAAGGACTATATATAAACAAACATGGTATTAAAATTATATCATTACTCAGTAATTTAAAACAAAACTCAAAAAAATTGACATCCATCTTAGCTGAAGAACTTGGGCATCATTTCACTAGCCTTGGATACTATGTATCCTCTTATAATGATTATTATACAAAAATTATTATAGATAAATGCGAAAATAAAGCCTTAAAATGGGCTTGTGAGTTCTTAATTACTGAAGAAGATATAATAAACATAATTAATTCTGGCATCACTTGCGTTTATGAAATGGCGGACATACTTAATGTGGATATTACTTTCTTTCAAAAAAGATTAGAATTTTTATCATTAAAAAAACAGTCTTTACAACTTGGAAATAATAAATATTTAATATTAACTAATTTGCCGTATTTCTACATATTTGATCCAATTTCATAA